TTATATGGTAGCGCGAGTTGGATTTGAACCAACGACCTTCGGCTTATGAGACCAACGAGCTACCTGACTGCTCCATCGCGCGTTAAAATTTGGACTGTTTTACTTAGTTTAATGTCTCGGTAAAACAGAAAAAAGAAGAGACACATAGTTCTATGAAGAGAAGTATGTATATTTTTAGGCGTTTATTAAAGTGTCTGTAAAAATATACAAACTTAGACACTGCATCACTACGAGGTAAACGCGTTTTGCTTTTTTACTTTAAACTATTGCCAGGATTAGGTGCTTTGCTGCCTGTCTTCATATGCTTGTTCAGGTTATTTAAACCTTTCTTAGCGTTAGCAGGTGTACCTAAATTAGCGCCGGGTGTCTTCGTGCTCGGAGAAGTAGCCATATTAAATTCCTCATTCTTAGTTTGGTTAGTAAGCATCCCGCTAGGTAAGAAGTCAGACATAGCATGCCGCCCATCACTACGATGAGACCTACGTCCGGAGTCATACCATCCAAGCGTTACGCTATCCTGTTCGGGGATCGTCCCGTTTAGGAATTGCGGAACGCCTAAATTAGCGGTATCCTTAATCATTTTTTGTGCTGCGCTTATACGTTGGAGTATATCGCCGCGATACGCACTTGCTTACGGTCAGTCACAATACGTGTCCAGTTTAGCGCGTTTGCTTGATCAGCTAAGTTTGGATACAAATTATCACCGTCTACAGATAGCGAACCACTTACCACCGTATCATCCCAGTTAAAACCCCACGGATGCAATGCAAATTGCTGACGTGTAATTAACTGTGTTTCACCAGCACCAAGCGCGATACGTGGATCACGCCATAGTTCAGATGGGATAATATTGCCTAAGTTTTGGCCATAACCAATAACGCCGTTGCCTAGGATATAAGTAGTAGCAACCGGGAACGCACCTGTTGCGTCAATAGGCACATTATCAGACACCAATAAACGCAAGTTTTGGTAGAACTGGAATACAGTTTTGCCGTCACTAGATGGGATGGTATCAATTAGGTTTTGCTTACGTAACTGCGCTGCGACTTTAGAATGTACAATCATAACCGCAAAGTCATCAGCAGTATCACCAGCGGTAAACATTGCATCAATAATAGCTTCAGGGCTAATACTATTTACTGGATCGGGTGGAACCGTTGCATCGGAAACATCATTTACCATGTCCCCTGCGTTATTAGCAATATTATCAGCTAGCACGCCGTTTAACTGCGCAGTAGCATACATATCAAAGTATTTACCCCAATACGTCGCCACTCGGTCACTAATTACGCCTAGCGGATCATCTAGGAAGCCCAGACGACGGATAATGTCTTTTTCGCCCCACGCCATAGTAGGACCGTTTTTATGCGCCTGGAATAAACCGTGCTTAATACCAAAGGTTGGAATTAGATTATCGCTGTCATCCGGGTAAATTGGACCGGCACCAGTTGCAGGATCAGGGTTATCATCAGGGCTATCGATGTCTTTCCAGTAGCGGCTTTGGAATAACCGGCCATCATTGGCACCTACTAATTCGGATAATTTGGCATCTACTTCGACTGCACCTGACTGCCAGAGAACACTGCGAAAAATACTTTCTTCCAGTGCGACCTGATCTAAGGTTTCGCGGATATAAATATCGGTAAGGTTTAACATGTAAAGGTCCTATTGTGTGGTTGTTAAAAGGTATATTCGTATACTTTTTAACCACCCAAAGGACTCTCGGAGGGGGGTTCCATACACCGTATGGAATAATTGAATTGTTTGGCAGTATAACAGGGGTTTATTGTTGTGTAAACCCCCTGTGTTTTGCCGGCGCTAATGTTACATTTTTATATCATTTTTAAACTTAGCCCATTCTATAGCGTCTTTTTCAGAAATGAACCATGCATTGGTATGTTTTTGAGCTAGATCTAATTTATTGTATGTGCTGAATACAGGATATGATCTACCTCTTTTAATACCCGCCGCTTTTTCATCGTGCCCGACTTCTGCATACTTACCAACAAAATAAAACACCTTATCCATAATAATCCCTACATTTTTAAGCTACCATCAGCATTGAAATCACCATTGTTAGGCGTGGTCACGGCTGTATTAATAAACCCGCTGGTAGGTGCATCAGGCTGGGTGTTAATACTCACCTTTGCAACATCAGTTTTATATATAGCTGCACGCCGGTCGGTAGCATCATAATCATAATTATCAATTAGCTCCGTTTCCGTGCATAACATGTCCAAACCAATGTTCGGTATTTTACGCGTAATTAGCCGTCCCCACCTGTTACTCACCTTAGTTAGTAGCTTTTGTGCTTCAGCTAGGGTCATCTCCTTTTCGGCCACTGCCTTACCGTTTAAGCCGATACCCGTTTGGAACCCGTTACGGTGCCTTACCGTTTTGAGCATCACCTTAACATTGGCATAAGCTGGCCGTGCTACATGCTGCGCATTGTTTACCCGTTGCCGGTGTATGGCTGCAGGTATGCTACCCCCACCTGGATTATGATTCATTATAACCGCTCCTGAACAATTGAATCAGTATTAATATAACGGTGGTGAGGTCGTATAGTAGCTAGTATTCCATCTAGTTCTTCATACAAGTTACCATATGCTTCACCCATTGCCTTCATATAGACGGCTAATGGTTCGTTATCGGATAGAAGTTCAGCACCACTTACTAACTCAGCTCCCCGCGCTTTAAGTATTTCGCAAAGCTCTTCCAGTTCACCAAGGGCTATTATAGTTTCCACTATAATAGCCCTTGGTGCTTAAGCTGGATAATATCACTTGTCTCTACGCCTAGCTTTACCAGCTCTAAAACCACCTTGGTATTCTTACCTCCGGGTTCCATTGGTGTAAATGCTGGTGTAATAGCGCTATAAATTAACGCGCCATTAGCATCATATAAATCGTTACCACGTAATTCACATGTAAATGTTTGCATAGTTATTTACCTATTTCATCAACTAACAGTTCATCAACTATTTCTATAGCCGCAAAGAGGCGTTTATAGCTTACCTTTAAATCCTTAAGCTGCCTGGATTCTGGGTCTATGCTACGTATGTCCGTTATAGCCTGTTCTACGCCGTCAGCGTACGCGTTAACGTCCTTTATTAGCTCTTCAACCCTTAGCATATTAGTATCCATTATCCCACCTGCCTGAATGCTTGAGCGCGACCATTTGCACCGTATTTCTCGTTTAACTTTTTATATAGGTCTGGGTCGCTGCGCAATAGTTCAGCCTGTTTGGTTAGGTTGCGGCTTTCGGGCTTAAAATACCCTTCCCACTCGGTGAACTCGCTACCACCACCGCCATGGCCTCCATCCCCACCTGCTCCACCGCCTGAGCTATTTCTGCCGGCTATGATCGGTGCGTATAACTTATTCTCTTCAAATTCTTTGGATAACTGCTCCAGAGTCATTGCTGAAGCAGTTCCGGTGACATCGGTGACGAATAGCTTCAATTGACCATCCACATCTTTCATCACCATGCGGCTCTTCAAGTGGGGTTTAATCAGCTCAGCACTATCACCAGCAAGCTTGATAGCCATAGACTCGACTGCGCTATCCAACAATGTATTTTCGAGCTGCTTCTGTAAGATATGGATCTTATCTGAGGCAGCCGTGATATCCGTCTTAAATTTTTCTGTCTTGATATCGAGCAGCGTTTCGTACTCCTGCTTTTCCTCAAGCCCCTTGATATGCGTTTTTTCATTTTCAGTTTCTAATGCCTTTCGTTTCTTTTCCTCTGCTTTCTTTTCATTAAGCACCGTATCACGATTATCTAGCAGGTTAATATAATCGTCCGACTCCTTGATGTCGATATCAAGGATATAGTCCTCACCCGATTGCTTATATAGCGCTTTTACTGAATCTGCTAGCTTCTCATATTCTGCTGTTGTTACTTTGATTTTCATATATTCACCTCTAGTTATTTATTGCGTTTGCAGGATCAGTTATTAAGTCTATTAACCGCCCATTCGTTTCTAGGATCTGACCATTCGGCTCGATTAATTTAAGCAGTAAAGCCATATTGCTAGCGGACAGTTCAATAGCTTCAATTGTCTCTATATCACCAACCCGTTTATAGTCGTACACAAATTCACCCCTTCTTGTTTTGGCAAGCAGAATGCTTGCGTTTTATATCATCGTTATTTTTAAAATAGCGTTTCTGATACCCGCTGTCTACAAAAACACTCTCTGCCCAGAACCCAGCGGGATGTCCTACATTCCTTAAAAACGCCTGTAAATAATCCCCTGTCTTGAATTCTCCTTTACAAATAACGCATTTACTAATCATAGTTCACCTCTGTTGATTAATTAAGAAGCCGCCCGGCGCTGATTATTACGGAATTACCACCGGGGGCTAATGCACAGTTTTAAGCCGTGTGCATTGTGGCTTTATAATAGATCATCATTTATACCTTTTACTATTGGAACAAAGCCAGCCTTGGCTAATTCGTCTATAGTCAACGGCTTAAATCGTGCATCCGTATATCTTTCAATGTTGATCTTTCCGCCTTTCCACATATTATACCGCGTACGACCCATTGATTTCAACAGCTCAGCATCATTCTTAGGATCATTAGCCCATTCTTTGAATGATAGCACCTTTGGCGGCTCTTGCCCCTCATAGATGGGTTGAGTGCTGGATCTGCAATTATAATGAATCGGTGGTAAGGGCTTATATCCTGATAGGCTTACTTTCTTTCCCTTGACTATCCTATAATAATAAAATTCTTTAGCATGGAGCCCTTGGCAGATCTGAGTCGTCTTACCATCTAGTATCGATGTCCACAGATAGCCTTGCACCCCACTATCGCTGTCGTATCGGTCTTCTCTTATCGCTTCGGTGGATGCTTTGATCCCGGTGTTTGTTGTGCTCTCTGCTCCATTCAGAACAGGGGCTAATAATCCATTCTTAAAGCCTTGTGACTTCGTTCCTATGATAGCCCTGCTCATTTCTGGAACGCCTAGCCCTTGAGTCCTTAAGCGTATAGCTTCCGTGGCTAGAATGGATAGAGCACTACCTTTCCAGACAGAAGCCATAAGGGTATTGCTCTTGCCTGTGGTTTTCTGTTTCCCGGCTGTCTCTTTATTCTGAGATACAGATAAGTTCCCGACCTCCATACCATCTTGCTTATTCAAGGCGACGGAAGTACCCGTCATGGTCTTTACCATTTCCCGTTCTATCTGAGTCAATCCAATATTAGCCCGCTTTAGCATTCTGGACTTCCAGGCACTAAAGGACAGATCACCACCGGCTAACATATATCGATTGAATTTAACCATCCATGCTTCTGTCAGCTTTCGTATACGCCTGGACTCAGTATCAATAACCCTCTGCTCTCTTATCAGAGCAGTGGTTATTTGGCTAGGGGTTGGATTATTTGGCATCGGCTTCACCTGGGACAGGCTTTACCCCGCCCGTGGCTGTATCGACATCGCCAAACTCCATCCCAATATCCAGCACTTCGCTGTCGTTGCGTAGTTTATCGTAATCCGTGTCTTCGTCTAGCAGTTCTACTTCTACTAAATAATCGTATAATACATAATCTGGCAACCGCCCGCCATTAACAAAACCATTTAGCACCGTCATTAGTTGTGGGTCGGCTGTTGGTTTAATATAGTCCTTTACCAATTGGAACTGGAAATCAAGGGCTACAGATTCACCCATATAGGCGTTTATGAACTCCATGCTAGATTGTATAGCGTTTTCAACCTGCGTGGCTATACTGGCTAGCTTGCTAGTGCTTCCGCTGTTACGTATCGTCATAGCTGTACCAGATTCTACACCAGCCTTTTCGCTCTTTATGCGGTACCCCTGTTCTCCCATACTCTTTTCAAGCTGCTCCAACTGGTTAAAATGCACCAGATCAGGACTTATTTGGAGCAACGTGGTCGCGCCTGTTTCACCTTCTATAACTAACGCCTGGCTTGCACCAACGGTTATACGCTGCTTATTACCGGCGGCATCAGGTGTATTCATCGCATCCACAAAACCCATAGGCGCGCCCGTTATGCTTAGCATTGGGTGCCCTATGTAATTGATGGCGTGCTGTAATTCAGCTGTATTCTGATAGTGCTTAATATTGCTGTCCGCTATACCTTGCACTGGTGAAGGGTCGATGTCAGTGTCATTAGTTATGACACCTGTAAAT